CTCAAAATTCTTCCACAGATTATAATAATTTCCCTACTACTGGTTGGGGAACTGGAGTAATTGTAACCTCCGCTTGATATAAACACATGCCAAGACTATCCATAGGACTAGGAGTGCAAAGCATCCGCAAGGTTGGTGGTGGTGGGTCATTTTCACCAGCAAATTTATCTGGCCTATCTCTTTGGCTCAAAGCTGATGCTGGAGTTACACTTTCTGGCTCGGATGTGACGGCTTGGGCAGATCAAAGTGGGAATAACAGAAATGCAACGCCTAATGACCCCACAAACAAACCTATTTTTAATGCTTCTGATAAAAACGGAAAACCAACAATTTCTTTAACATCAATGGATGATTATATTGAAAGAGTATTTACAATTTCCTCAAATCCACTTGGCGCTGTTGGATCAACAGCTTTTTCAGTTCAATATGTGGAAGATGTTTGTAATTACGGCAACGATAACGGCCCTATCTTTGGAAATTTTGGATCAAGTGGAACTCAAACCCATTATCCGTATGGGCAAGATTGTTCAGTTTATGATGCTTTCGCAACAACTTCAAGAAAAGAACAACTAACTTCACCAACAACAATATCTGGGGCTTGGAGCCTTTACTCGGTTCATAGCACAGACGCAGAGTGGAAGGATTATGTAAATGGACAGTTAATGCACTCCGATCCAAGCAATACTTACAGTAATTCCGTTGGAGGGGATGACACAACTCTATATATAGGAAAACAAACAGGCATAGGAACTTTCAGTTTAAAGGGAAAAGTAGCAGAAGTAATTGTATACAATCGTGTTCTCACAACCCCAGAACGCCAGCAAGTTGAGGCGTATCTAAACTCTAAATATGCGATTTATTAGCCTAGCCCTTATCTGCCTTGCCCTATCCTCCTGCTCGCCACGCAAGCAGGATAACAATGCTTTGCCAGTTTATTCAGATATGGGTGCAGCATCCGACCTTGGGGCTACTAAGCCATGAGCGAAGACCAAGTTTGGAACATAGAATTGAAGCTCGCCAGGATGGAAGAGCGTCAGGTTCAGCTTTACTCAATGGTCGAGAGGTCACTTGCAAACTACGGAGATCTTGCTAATAAGGTTAATGCGCTGGAGCATCTAAGGACTAAGATACTAGCCCTCTCTGGCGTTATTGGTCTTATATGTTCAATGGCTTGGGACGTAATCAAAAATAGGAACAACTAGGAGAAAATATGCCGAATTTTACAGCAGGAACCAGCTTTGGTGCAAACGACACAGTAACCAATACGAAGCTTAACGCTTTGATTGCGGATGCTACGATTAACCCTGAGTGCGCATTAAGCATCAACTCTGGAACTATTGGAACGCTGGGATGCACAAGGGGTACTATTGCTACGTTTAATAGCACGACTGGAACTGTTGCCACGCTCAATACCACTACTGGATCTGTCCAAACATTAAGTGCTGGCACATTGGCAACCAACCTAACTGGTGGCACATACTCTGGATTAATAAATTCAAGTACTGGTACGTTCTCTGGATTAATCAATTCGAGTACTGGCACATTTTCTGGATCTCTAGGAACATCTTGCAATTTTACGGCTGGAACAATCCAGACCCTAACATCAGGAACGCTTACTGGAACACTTACAGGCGGAACCTATTCTGGATCGATTGGAACAGCCAGGAGCTTTACCGCTGGAACTATTAATAATTTCACCTCCTCAAGCAATGCAACAATATCTGGACTTACAGTTGGCACAGGGAATCCATCTGGATCACAACAAAATGTAGCAGTTGGAATAAATGCACTTACAGGAAACACAACTGGACAATTAAATGCTGCCTTTGGATCTAGTGTATTGACAGCAAATACAACTGGATCATTTAATTCAGCATTTGGCGTTTTAACATTAAGCTCAAACATTGGTGGAAATTTTAATTCCACACTTGGAGTGGCATCATTACAGGCAAATACATCTGGAAATGACAATAGTGCATTTGGATACGATGCACTAGGAGACAATACGTCTGGATCTAGAAATAGTGCATTCGGAAATCTTTCATTAAATACATCTACAACTGCAACTGGAAATACTGCCGTTGGATATACGGCATTAAATTCAACCACAGGTGCTGGCCATTTAAATACAGCAATTGGATATGCTGCTGGCTCTACCAATACATCTGGAACAAACAATACATTTATTGGTAATGGTGCAGTCAATACAACTGGCGGTGCTACAGCATCAAATACAATTGTTCTTGGAAACTCTGCAAGCACAGCAATTAGATCAAATTCAACAACAATTATTGGCTTGTCCGATGCTAGAGATAAATCAAATATACAAGAAATACCAGTTGGGCTTGACTATATAAATGAATTGAAACCAGTTATGTTTGATTGGGCGCGCAGAGACGGAAGCAATGCTGGCCACAAGGATTTTGGATTTATAGCGCAAGACTTGCAACTTGTTGAAAATAAGTTTGGATACAAAGAATACACAAAGTTAGTGCATGATTCAAATCCAGATAGATTTGAAGCAGACCCAATGAAGACATACCCAATTTTAATTAAAGCAGTACAACAACTCTCCGCAAAGGTTGACAGCCTAGAAGCACAACTGGCCAGCAAATGACGATCACCGAAATCGCTCAGTTTGCAGGCGAGAAGATCGGCAAGACCGATGCTGATACTATCACGTTCCTGCAAAAGTCAGCAGCCCTAAACTATCGGCGCGTTTGGAACTTTGCGCCTTGGCGCGAGACTGTTACAAATTCGACGTATGGGATTACGGATGTTGCGCAGGTTATTCTATCTGGCGCAGATGTAACAACATCAAACGGAACTTACACAAGAACATCTTTTGGAACAAATGCATTTAATGCAACAATTGGGAATAATAGTATTGATTTCGTTGATGGCGAATGGAATGTTTACGATACAAATGAAAGTTTGTATACATATTTCACAACTGGAACTGACTTAACGCAATGGAATCCTGATACAGGAATAGGAACACTTGTAGCTCCAAGCGCATCAATAACATTATCACGCACAGTATCTCTCGGCACAAACGTAGAGACACCTCTCTCCGTTGCTTGGGGAGACAATGAGCTTACCCCAATGGATCTTGCCACGATTATATCGCAGGATGCCGATCTTCTCGACATTGAGAGAACTGGTACACCGCAATCATATTACTTTAAGGGGCGTAACTCTTCTGGCATCGCTCAGATTGATGTTTACCCAGGACTAGATACAACCAGCACATCAACATTAAAGGTCATTGAAAAACTGCAATGTCTTACTCGCTCAAACTACGTTGTTGATTTCCCACCATCTTCCAACGCCATTGGTGACGAACTTCGCCTTCCGCATGTCAGTCATGTGGTACTCGCATTGACGCATGCAGATGCCCTAGAGCGTGAGCGTCAGTATGGCAAGGCACAGCTTGTCGTTCAAACTGCCAATACCGACCTGGCATCTATGGCGAACTACGAATTGAGCCAGGTTGGCGGAATGAAGCAGATCACCCCAACCTCTCTTGGCGAACTTGGTTTAGAAGAGATCATCTAAAGCCATGCCGTACTTCACGGATGCAACAGATGATGTACTGTCGGTAGCTGTAACGCCAAGCTTTGATGGTGGCCAGGTATCTGGCATTAGCCCCAATCTTATTGCAGATAACGCAGCCTCCGAGCTGCTTAACATGACCATTTCTCCCAATGGCAATCTTCAGACTCGCCAGGGCATTGAGACAGTTACAACAAGCCTTTCTACTGCCAGCACAATTCAAGGCATGTTTTATTTCGATACTCCAAACATCGAGACAATTATTCTGGCCACAAACGGATCTCTTTATTCTTACAATACAGGTTCAAGCACGTTCTCGACTACTGGCGGAACATTTGCAAATTCCACAAATCAAATTGAATTTGCACAGCTAAATAACAAGTTGTTTTGGACCGATGGATCAAGCGATCTCCAATTTACCGATGGAACAGATAACCATAAGCAGGGGACCAAGATTGCATCAATTACTGTTACAAACGATGGAAGTGGATATACAAGCGTTCCAACTGTAACAATTGGAACTCCAACTGCTGGATATGGAACAACTGCAACCGCAATTGCAACTGTTGTATCAAATAAAGTTACAGCAATAACAGTAACCAACGCTGGGTCTGGATACTTGACTGCCCCATCAGTTACAATTACTGGCGGAGGCGGAAGCGGAGCAACAGCTACAGCAAACATTTCTACTCAATTGGCTCCATCTGGACTTCGTTTAATCAAGTCATTTACGAATCGGCTGTTCGCAGTAGGAACAGGAGAAAGTCGGAACACTCTTTACGCATCTGACATTCTCGATCCAGAGATATGGAAGACCACCAATTCAATCATTGTGGGTGGTGATGATGGCGAAGACATTATTGCAATCCAGCCCTTCTACGGATTTCAGATCATCGTGTTTAAGAGGAACAAGATCTACCTGGTTGATGTCACGCCAAGCACAACGACAACATCAGGAACAAGCGTATTGTCGCTTACCAATAGCGCAGCGGAATGGACTGTTCAGACAGTTTCGAATAGGATCGGTTGTATCGCAGGAAGGTCAGTTGCCCTTGTAAACAAGGATGTGTTCTTCTTGGCGAATGACGGCATACGATCAATCTCAAGGTCTTTGGCGGATGATTTCTCCACAGTTGGCCTCACAATAAGCGAGCCAGTTAAGGACATCATTGCAAGGATCAATAGGAGTTATATCGATACTTGCAATGCCACATTCCATAACAATCGATACCTCCTAGCCATACCGCTAGATTCGGCAACCAAACCGAGCCACATATTGGTTTACAACTCAATCTTCAACTGCTTCGAAGGCTTGTGGGAAATTGCAGCAGCAAGGATGGTTGAGACAAGCTTTACTTCTGGATTCTCTACAAACACAATCAAGCTTTGCATAGGCACAACCAACTCAAGGGTTGGTCACCTTACGGATTATAAGGATTCAGATTCAGTTGACATCAATACAGGTTTCCAAGATTTTGGTACTGGCTATACAAGCAGGGTGGTCACTAAGGCGTATGAATTTGATGATCGCTTTGCGCTGAAGTACGGATCGCACTATGAGATTGAATTCTTCAATTCTGGATCTACCAATGCGACGATAAGTATGCGCAGGGATACAGATGGTAACGATATTGTCCTTGGCACGAATGTTGACACAACATCTCCTGACAGCTTGACCCTGCCATTTGTGCTTCCAGCCACTTTGAGCGCGAAGGTTGTCAAGCGCAGGGCGGATAGTCTTAGGTCATACGACAAGTGGCGCAATATCAAGATGAAGGTTGAGGCTGCTAGTAGAAAGCTCTCCATCCGAGGGGTCATTATGGCAGCAAATCCAGACACAATTCAGATTCAGCAAAACATATGACCCCAATAGAGTTTCTTGAGAAAAGTGGGGTTTACGAGGCGATGTGGCCAAACTTTAGGGAATGGGTGGCATGGTTTGATAAGCAGGGACTTATGGGTACATTAAGGGACAGGAATGATGAGATTCTAGGCGTTGCCCTAGCCAGGTGCGTCAATAGTGGCTCTGAAGTGGGTCATTACGTCCACGACGAGCATGGAGACAATATCTTTGTTGACTTGTGTGCCACTAGTGGTATTAGAAATGCTGAGTCGGTAGCCCCACTCAAAGGCTTGCTATTGATCCTGTTGGATCGATTCGGACCACGCAAGCGAATCATTTTTAAACGTTTAGGACAACCAAAGGAGTACGATTACTACAAATTTATGAGAAAGGCATTAGCTTAATATGGGAGGCAAACCATCAATTCCATCACCTCCGCCACCGCCAGACCCTATGGCCGTAGCGCAGGCTAATGCTGAAATGTATCGTAAGAACATTGATACCTATATCGAGAAATCTCCTGCCATGGCCGAGCTTGAAAACAAGCTTCGCATGCAATATATGCCCCAGCAGAGGGAGCTGGAGAGGCAATTGTCTGCATTAGACCAGGCTGCATCCGTTAAGTCGAATCTTGAGCTGGAACGCCAGTTTGGCGCACAGCGCACCTTGGAATCGCTTCGCAGGCAGTACGAATACTCGCCAGAAGCGTTTGCTCTGAACAAGGGTCTTGGTCAGCAGATGACAACTCAGTTTGCTCGTCTCTATGGGCAAAGCCCATATGGCGCAGTTCAACCAGAAGTTGCGTTCTCGCAGGGCGCAGCTCCTGTTGATTATTTTTCAACTATTGGAACAAATGTTTCAAGGCCGAACATGAGCGTTTAATATGGCAGTATTATCAAAACAAGAATTTTTTAATCAACAGTACAAGCCAAGCATTGGTGGCGATGCTGGCCTGCTTGCACTTTATCCAAGTGGTGGAAGAAGTGCAGGTAATGTAGACGGAAGTCCGAGGGTTCCTGACTATAACCAATTCCTAGCTGGAACATCAACCTATTCGCATAGACATGATGGCAAGGTTTATTCGATGTCGGCAAAAGATCCAGCAGGAATGGTCAAGAATTTCGAAGATGCGTACAACAAGTACTTGGCAGACGAAGAATTCAAATCAGCAGAAGCGGTAGCAGCCAGAAAGCTTGACGAGAGCTACACCAAGCAAGCAGGCGAACTAAATACTGCTGCTGGCCAGATTAGGGCTGGGGCAACTGGACTGAGCGGTGCGTTATCTGCACTCTCTGGAGCTAGGAACTACGGCGCATCTGATCTTGGTACAAAGCTTAACTTCCAGGTTTCCGACGATCAGATCATAAACGATTACAACGATGCAAAGCTAAATTCGCTCAAGTCGGTTGTTGATCGAGGCAATGCTCAAATTGTTGGAATTAACGAAAAAATTGCTTCAACCAACGAATTGCTTTCGAAGCTAAAGGCTGATGACGAAAGGCGCGCTCCGCTTGAGGCATCACTCAAAACTCTTAACGAAGACAGCAGGAGCGTCAGCGAAGCAATCACCTCCGCTCAAGCGCAGGTTGCAGGCTTTAAGCCAATCACAGCATTGGATACCGCTGGTCAAAAGGAGATCACATCTTTTAGGGAATTCCTAAAACTTCCAGAGGAGCGCGCCAGCGATCAGCTAAAACAGATTGATCCGAAAGCTTACGAGACTGCCGTTGCTCTTGGAGATAAATACAGGAAATTAGCAACTGAAGAATTGCCTGCAACGACCTCGCAACAGACTGAAGAATTGCGAGGCCAGCTTGAGCAAGAGGCATTAAACCAATTAAGGCTTGGCTCTACGCTTGGTGCGGACGAGCGCAGGCAGTACGAACAGGCAGCTCGCGCAGCTCAAACAGTTCGAGGCAACATCTTTGGTGTCGCGCCTGCTGTGCAAGAAGCTGTTGAATCTGGTGCTGCTGGCGAGGCTCGCAAGCTTGCACGATTCGGAGCAGCATCTCAGTTCCTATCTTCTGGCCAAACAACTGGTGATGCACTACAGCGCGATCTTGCACTCCGCGATGCGTTGCTACAGACAAGGCTTGGATCGGCTGCTGGTTTTGTTGCCAGCGGTCCCTCGCTTTACAATCTTGGCAATGCAAGGACTGCGCAACAGAACGCTGCGTTCCAGAGCTACATTCAAGCCAACCAAGCACTTCCTGGTAGCTTTGGCCAAGGCGCAAGCACAGCACAACAATTTTATCAAACAACCAATCCAAACGCTCCGCTTGCATTGCAACAAACCGCTGCTTCACTTTACAACACGCTGGCGAATTATAATGCCAGCACATATGGCAACTATCTACAGGCACAAAGTCAGCAGCCATCTGGATCTGCACAATTCGCACAGATCGCTGGTGGTGTAGGAAATCTTCTTTCGCCTGTAACTAGCGCGTTTACATCATATAATTTAGGCGGAGCATTGCCGAGGTAACATGGCCGATTTAGTAAAATTTGGTCCATTTACTGTTTATAAAAGCCCAGCCTACGAAGAGGCTGTAAGGCAACAGCAGCTTGATGTTGTTTCCGAGCGAGAGAGCAAAAGACTCCAACAAGAACTCCTGCGCGCCAACCTTGAGAAGGCTGCGCGCGAAGAAGCATATTTAAAGAGTCCAGAAGGACAGGCTGCGCTTCTAGCTGAAAGAGAAAAGACAACTCTTGGGATTGAAAAGCTCAAAAGCGAGATTGCTTCAGAAGCGGAAAAGCGCAAGAAGGCAGCACCTGAGTACGCGCCACTTGAGGCAGCTCGCTTGAGCGGAGTTCAAGAGGAATTAAAGAATAATCTAGAAACACAGCAGGGATTGTTGTCTGATGTGCAGAATCGCATAGCAAACTTAAAATCCGCATCTGCTCCGCTTCCGTCAAACGTCGCTGGTCCGACAATGGAAAGAGATATGGCAACTCGCATGATGCGCCCAGCTCTCGACGTTGAAGCAGCGATGCAACAAAGAATTCCTGGTACTACTGCTGCTCTTGGCGCGACAACCAAGCAACTTGGCGAACTTGTTGGAACAATGCCAGTACCTGAAAATCTTGGTGGAGGAACATTCCCAGCAACTGCTGACATAAGCTCCATCTATAGAGAAAGATTTGAAAAGCTTGTTCCGATGAAGGCGCAGGGGATTGCATATATCAACTCGCTCCAGCCTGGATCTCCAGAACGCATCGCAGCGGAACAGACCCTTGGCAAGATGACAGGATATGAATATGCGCAAACAAAGAAGGCTACTGAAAATGCGCTCAAGATCCCTGGCCTAGAGGGAATGGCAACTACTGAAAAGGGCGCGAGGGACATTAGGGAGAGGCTTCCAGAATTTGTTTCCGCAGTAGGATCGATTGATGAACTTATGAAGATTGGCGAAGAGTCTACAACTGCATTTATCGACAGGCCAAAATTGATTGCGCGAGCGGATGCGATCCGCACAGCTCTTTTCGGACAAATGCGACTTGCCTTGGGCGGACCTGGAACTCAAACAGAGCAGGACGTTGAAAGATTGAAACAAGCCATTCCAGACACAACTTCAATTCTTGCATATGCTGCAAATGATAGGCTTGAAGAGCTGAAGAAGGTTTTGGCCAGAAAAATTGCTGCTGATGCGCGCGCGAATGGTTACCAGGTCAAATCGATTCAGTCCATTATTGACGCAAACTCAGCTCCTTCCGATCTTGATACATTTGGTGTTAGGAAGAATGTTGCCCCAGCAAATGCAATGGGTGGAGCTGGTGGGCAACAAAACTTCGCAAGCGAAGCAGAGGCTAGGGCTGCTGGTTTCCGTGATGGTGATTCTGTTATGATAAACGGCAAAAGCGGAACACTAACCCCTTAATTTATGGGATTTATTCCAGACGAGCAACAGGTAGAACTGACTGCGCAAAAACCGCAGGGAGAAGATGTAGTCACGCCAAGTAGAAGCATTCCAGAATTTCTTAAAAGAGAGGCTGGTCTAATTGCGCGTGAAGCGATTACTCCTGCAACTGTTGGTGGAGCTGTAGCAGGAATAGCAGGCGCACCATTCGAGGTTGCTGCACCTGCTGCTCGCGTTGGGGCATCAGGCGCATTCTTGGCAGATATTGGCGCAAAGGTTTACAATTCTCTGGTTGCGCAAGGTGACGAGAAGAAGAAAGTACCAGAACTCAGCGCAGTCCTTGAGGATATCAAGAATCAGATTGGCCTACCGAAACCAGAGACTCCTTTTGAAAGAATTCAATCCAAGGTTGTTGGTACAACAGCGGAAATGGTTCCGCTGCTTGCTGGCGGTCAGTTAATGGCTGGCGCACAGAACCTACCCAAACTCGCAAAGGTCGGTGAATTTATCGCTGCCTCACCTGGAGTACAAGCTGCTGCTGGCGCAGTAGGATCTGCGCTTTCGTCTACCGCCAAAGAGATGGGGATGCAGGATGAGCTTGGCCAAACAGCGGTAGGACTCGCTGGAAGCCTTGCAACTCCATCTTTGGCTAGAATGGGGCAGGTTGCGCTTACAGCAAGAAAGATGGGTGTAGCAGCTCCAATAGCTCTTGCATCTGGACTTGGTGGAATAACTGAATTCTCCAAGAACCTTGCATTAAATGCATTGAGGGGATTTAGGAGTCAAGAGGAGCTTGCCAAGAATATTGCACTTTATGAGAAGGCTGGAACAACTCCAACGCTCGCACAAGCTGTTGAACGACCCCTGATGCAGGCGATTGAAACAACCACAGGCAGATTTCCTAGCGGACTTGCAACAATGCGCGAGAAGGGTCTTGCACAGCAGGCTGAAGTTGGGAAAAGGGTTGAAGAACTCCGCGCACAAATTTCAAGAGTAACCGAACCAGTTGAAGCTGGCAGGGCGGTTCAAAAAGGGTTTACCGAAGTGTTCGTGCCTCGCGCAAGGCAGGCCCAAAAGAATCTTTATGGTGCTTTTGATGCCTATATGCCAGAACGCATGCCAGTAGATTCGGACAATACAGAAAAAGTATTGAATGAAATGGTAAACAGGATATCCAACGCAGCCCCATCGCTTCAGAAGGAATTTGCAAACACGAAGCTGTCATCGATTCTAAATGGAATATACGAGACAAGGCAGATGAATGCGCAGGGCAAGATTCCATACAATGTGTTAAAGGACTTGAGAACATCGGTAGGAGAGAAGCTTGCCACAGTTGATTTGACTCCAGACGTTACAAAAGTGCAGTACCAGAGGTTTTATGGTGCGATAACGAAGGACATGGAGGCAGCAGCAGCCAAGCAGGGACCAGAAGCTTTGGCGAGGTTTAGGGTTGCAAATGAATTCACCAGAAAATTCCACGAAACAATGGACAACGTCCAAAGCTTGATCATGGACAAGAATCCAGAGGATGTATATCTGGCGATTGTCGGTGGTGCAAGGAATGGTCCGACAAGACTAAAGGAAATTTTCGACGTTGTCCCTCCAGACGCTAGGAGAGCTGTATCATCCGCATTTATCGCTAGGATGGGGAAGGCTGTTCCTGGGCTACAAGACCCAACTGGCGATGTTTTCAGTACTGCAAAGTTTCTTCAGAATTATGCCACTTTAGATCCAGAGGCTAAAAAGATTTTGATTGGCGGATTTGGTAAGAAATTTGAGAATGACCTTGAAACAGTCGCAAAAGTTGCCAATAAGATCCGCGAAAGCAATGCGATCCTTGCCAATCCTTCTGGTACTGCTGGCGCAGTTGTAACTCCAGCCACAATTACGAGCGGTGCTGGCTCTTTGGCTGCTGGCAAATTCGGATTCCTGTCTGGAATTATTGGAACTCTTGTCGGAGCGAACCAGGCTGCAAGGTTATATACGAATCCACAGTTTGTAAATTGGCTTGCCACCAATAAGAACACTCCAATTTCTGGAACTTCCGCAGCTCTTGCCACCTTAATGAAGATTTACGAAAAGAGTGGTGACGAGGACATCAAGGAATTGCACGATGCTGTGCGTGATAATGCAATTGAACAGGAAATCATAAAGAAATAGTTTGAGAACCTATGAATGGTTCTGACAATAGGCTGCTTGAAGCAGCAATGGAGACAGTCAAGCTTGAGGGTAGGTTCGATCACAACGGCAATTTGGCGATCTACAAGTTGCCTGACGGAGATGGTGGTGGAAGCTATGAGATAGCTGGGATTAATGATAAATACCATCCAGAAGAATTCAAAAAGCTCTCAGAGTTACCAGCGGAAGAGAGGGCAAAAGAGGCAGCGCGCTATATCAAGGAATACACCAGCCCACTCGTATCCAAATTGCCTGAAGTCATGCAGCCATTCACGCAAGATCTCGCGTTCAATAGAGGGATGGGCGGTGCAACAAGGTTTATCCAGAAAGGGCTGAATGCGCTCAAGGTTAAGGTGGATGTGGATGGCAAGATTGGCCCCAAAACCTTGGAAGCAATAAGCAAAGTTCACCCACGCGCGTTAATGCAGGCGATGAGTCAGGCGCAATTGGATTACGAATACGAATTGGCCTACAACGACTCAAGCCGAAAGAAGTTTATCGCTGGTCTTGAGAACAGGATAAGAAATCGGCAGGCGATGTGGGGGGTAGGCTAGTGCGGAAGAAAAAGGGGTCGAAGAATAGTATTGCCAGCCCCAATGCTCGCGCCGTCCGAGCCAATAAGAATAAGATTCGGTCCGTATCCAACGTTAACAAGCGCGCTGTCCGTTCCAACGTAGCTACCGCCAGCGCGAACAACCGCACCTCCACCAGGCTTGAGAAAGCTGTCACCAGCCTGGACGTAAGCACCTTCAGGGGTAAGGAGTGTTCCTCCTGCTCGAACGAGTGCGCCACCAGCACCCACAGCGGAATTCCCAGCAAGCACATGCGTACTGCTACCCCTGTAGACGGCAGCTACAATTTCTTGGTTCAAGCTGTCATCCGCGAGACATGTAAACGTAGCAGAGAGGACCAGCGCGATAAGTGTGTTTGTGGTTTTCATTTTTCCAGTATCTGCTAAATTAGGAGTACGTCAACAATGAAATTAACATCACGGCAAATAGGTGCGGTAGGGGTGGCTCGCGTTACTGGCGCGCTCTTGCGTTGTGGGTATAACGTGTTGACACCTTATGAAGATTTCGCTGGGTACGATGTTGTGGCCGAAAAGAACAACAAATTCTTCCGCATCCAGGTTAAGACCGCGCAGGCTGTAGAGCCTGGACGAACCAAGTATCGGTTTACCACAAGTACTGGTAATGGGTTTAACATACCAAAGCGCGCTATTAGTGGTGTGGATTACGTTGCCTGTTGGGGAATGAATGATGACCTGTTTTGGCTGTTGCCAATATCAAAATGCAGGTCGTTAACAACCAAGCTTTGTCCGTCGACAGGAGGCGGTTGGCGTGTATTTAAAAACCTATGACCGAGAAGGAAGCATGGGATTATTTTGAGGAAGGCTTGAAAGACGCGCAGTCTTTCGATGAGGCTGTCGAGTGGGTAAAGAAGAATCAGAAGATGGTCAGGAAGTTGACCATGCAAGCAATGATTCGCAAGTTTGACGAGGATATTAGCATCGCTAATAAGACTTGGCTTAATTAAAAATAGATCTCGACGCGCGGTGGGTTGGTCTGCTAAAACCAACAAATGGGCAAAATCAATAGCAGGGCAAAAGGTGCAGCAGGGGAGCGTGAATTAGCAAATTATCTTCGCGAGCAGGGATGGCAGAAGGCTCGCCGTAGTCAGCAATACGCTGGCAATCCAGAGGGTGGGAGTGGTGATGTGGTATGCGAGAACTTCCCCTTTCATATCGAAGGGAAACGCTGTCAGGCTTTAAAGCCAGAGGAGTGGATGGAGCAGTCGAAGCGTGACTGCCCAGCAGGCAAGATCCCAGCGGTGTTCTTCCGCCGTAATGGCCGTAAGGAATGGCTTGTTATTTTAACCGCCGACAGCGTGTGCGAATTAGCTAGACAACTCGCGCCTGCCAATGTCACTATTGAATATGCACCAAATCAACCAACACACACAACAGTCGCGAAAGGATTCTATGTACAAGAACAATCTGATCTCTCAACTATTAACCCCAACAAGTAAGAATCTGTTTTCAGTCCTAGTCCAACTTACACCTGACACAAAACCAAAACCAAAAAAAAGAAAGGTACGAAATAAATGAGCCTAACACTAAGCGAATCGGCAAAAGCAACGGAACGTCAACTGCCAGAAGCAGGAACGACGATGGGAGTCTTGGTCCAATTGATTGACATGGGACTCCAAGAAACCAATTGGGACGGCGAAAAGAAGATGTCGCCTAAAGTGCGACTAACCTTCGAATTGCCTGACCAGGTGATTGAGGGAGAGGTGGTGGAGAACGGCAAGACCACAAAGGTTACCAAGCCTATGATGGTCAGTCTTGAGTTGACTCGCTCGCTAGGTGAGCGTGCCACACTCCGCAAGCACCTTGAGTCTTGGCGCGGTGCAGCTTTCACATCGAAAGAGCTGGCCTCGTTCAGCCTCAAAAATCTGCTTGGCAAAGCAGCCCTGCTTACCTTGATGCACAAAACCTCGCAGGCAGGCAGGCAGTATTGCGCCATCAATGCGATCAGCAAGTTGCCCAAGGGCATGACTGCTCCCAAAGAGTCGGTTAATTCGCATGTGTTCTACGAGATTGAGAATGGCCAGAACGAAGTCTTCGCTGCTCTTCCAGAGTGGCTACAGGACAAGGTTCGCGCCAGCAAGGAGTTCCAGATGGCAGCAGGGAAACCTACTGCCAGCAAGGCTGAACTTGACGCAGACGGCAACCAGGTTCCGTTTTAATGGACGCGAGACATCCAGATTCCTGGCATAGAGGTGCATTTCCGTCTGATGGGCTTAACGGCTTGTCAAAGATTGAATATGCAGCAATCCATATATTTGCAGCAGCATTGACAAATAGGATTAAATTGTTCGGCAATCCAGATGTCTCTGAAGTTGAGGATCAAATTAAGAGTGAGGTAGCAGACATTGCTATTTCATCTTGGACATTTGCAAGGCAACTTCACGAAGAGGGTTTAGCTATGAAAGCAGAGGAAATCTAAATGGCTCTTACAATCACATCTAAGGAGCCATCGACATCCAGACTTGTTCCATCCGAGTCTGGAGGTCATTGGTACTCTCAAAATGGCGAATCCGCCCATACTATTATGGGCAAGAATGGCAACTTTAGGAATACGACTGTTGCCGATGCTAGGAGAATGCTTCTTTATCCTAGCGTCACAAGCATTCTATCGATTTTAGACAAACCACAGCTAACGGCATGGAAGATTGAGCAGGCAATCATGGCATCGCTTACCTTGCCAAAGGAGGAAAATGAAACGCTCGAAGATTACGCTCGAAGAGTGGTTAAGGACTCTAAAGAGTCAACATCGAAAGCAGCTGAGCATGGCACGCGAATGCACGAACAAGCCGAGAATATCCTCATGGGACGCGCTGTGTGTAAAGATGAAGATCTCCAGCCCTACATCGCGACCTTCAAGAAGTGGGCTGACGAAAACGTAGAGAAGACGTACTGGTGCGAGAAGGCTCTGGTTGGCGCAGGGTACGCTGGTCGTTGTGACGCATATGTAAAGTTAAAGGGAATTGGTGACGCGATCATTGATCTGAAAAATCGCAAGGTGAATCCCAAATACTCGCCGTTCTATGAAACCTCCGACTGTCCGCAGTTGTGGGCTTACAGGACCGCGAGCGAGAATCCCAAGGCAGCATGCGTATCCATCGTGCTTGCCTCGAATGATTCCAGCAAGTTGATGACTAGGGTGTGGGAAGACGATGAGCTGTACCAAGCTGGAATCGCATTTAACGCGCTCTTGAGGGTGTGGGCTTGGGTAAAAGGTTATACCCCTCCAGGGATGAAATTATGATCGACCCAGCAGATGTCTTGTGGTTAGAATCGTTACTCGATCAATTCTATAGGAGGCTTGCAAAATGACTGCACCGACAATTCAAGAGATGGGAAACGCTGCGCAGGAGATAGTCTGGCGCGTGATGGGCAAGGGGTCAGATAAGTCTGGCTATGGCGATTGGCTCCTGAAGGATAGGCCGACTCACGATTACCATATTGCACGCGCGATTCGTCACCTAGCCACGGCGCAGATGCAATTGCACAAGTCCTCGCCTTGTCCAGATAATAACGGCGAAACAAGTGTTGACCACCTTGAGCGTGCGCTGGTAAGATCCTTGTTCGTGTTGGCGCAAATCAAAAAGGAGGTTCCAAGACTATGAGATGGATTAAGAAAGAATTAAATGAGGATGGCAAACAGCAATGGTCTGTTTATATCGATGAGGATGGATTTGGAAGAGAAGAAGATTTGATTGGGTACGAGAGCTTCGACACAAGAGAAGAGGCAATCGAGTCTTGCAAGAATATCACCTGGGAAGACTACGATTGTAGTGATCGCTAGGTCATGTTAAGAACAGCTCTTGTTGCGCTGCTAATCACCACATCGTCGGTTATGACTGCGAATGTCATGGTCGATGTGCAGCCACCAAAGAAGAAGATCAAGGTGCGCGTTACTGGATACTGGCCAGGTGAAGACTACTACACCAGTAAGCTACAAAGCAGCGAGGGTGTGCGCCTCAAGGCTGGACGGCATTGTGCCACCGACCACAGGGTCATACCAGCATGGAGCAAGGTCAATATAGTGGGATCTAAACAGGAGTGGGTTGTGGTGGACACAGGCACAGCGGTCATTCAGAGGAAGGCGAGTGGGTCAAGCAAATTACCTGTTTTAGATTTATTTTTTAAATGTGAAAAAGATTACGAAAAAGCTCGACTGCCTAAATACGCAGTAGTAGAAATTTCGAAATGACAATCCTATCGAAAATATTCTATCACTTGGGAGACTTCGTAAGCATCACGCTGCTGCCACTTGGGGTGGGCTGGAAGCTGTACCAAAAGTTAATGCTTATATCTGTGGACTTAGATACTGATTTCAAGGTGTGGAAGGAAGTTAAACCAAAGAAGAAAAGAAAGGCCAAGAAGAAATGAAGCTAGGAAAAATAACATTTGGAAAATCACGGAAAGCACCAAAGATGGTTTTTGTGGATGTGAACTACGATGAGAAGACAGGCGCAGAATTGTTTAAGGCTGGAATGAAGCTTCTCAAGAAAGATAAGGAAGCTGTGATTGAATATGTAATAAAGAAAGCCTTGGAATACGGCATTAAGAAATGAAGCGCGCATTAGTCACTCAGGCGTTTGGAGACGATTGGCAGAAAATTTTAAGCATCACTCAGCCTAGGATGGAAGCGTACGCGAAGCGGTACGCGATTGACTTTATGGCAATTGAAAAGCCAGTTACGCAGCCAGTTCAATACTCAAAGCTGGCAATCGGAAACATTATGCTGGCCAGAGGCTACGAGCAGGTCATGTTCTTGGATGCTGACGTTCTTGTGGCAAACGACTGCGAGGATCTTGGTGGTCCTGACTCAGAGGGCAGTCAGCACTTCTTCTGCGCCCTGGACGAGGGAGAGTTTCTGGATAGGAAGCAGGGCATGGTGGATCTTGCGAAAGGATTTGGCGGAAAGATTACGCCCAGGTTCTACGTCAATACTGGTGTATTCGTAGTGAGCAACAAGTTCCTTGGTTTATTTTCATGCCCTCCGTTTGGTTGTTATCCCAACCATTTTGCAGAACAAACCTGGATGAACATACAGGCGCATTTGTGGAATATGGAGTTGACTCCGCTCGACCCAGCCTACAACTGCATGACTAGCGTCGAATCCCATTTTGGATTGGATAGGTACAAGGATGCCTACATTATCCACTACGCTGGCCAGTCGAATGATCTGGTTAAGTTGGCTGGCCAGATCCAAGAAGACGATGTCAAGCTGAAAGAAGCTGGGCGATGACCTTCGTCAAGGTGGTCGAGGAGGCTGGCGCATGGAGGATTCACACTCTCGCAGGCAATGTGATCGGACCTCGCCTACATGGAGCAAGGCCACCAGAAGGATTGCCACCCTTGCAGGATATCTTTGAAACGAAGAGCGAGGCGCAGGCTGCTGCGATGCTTTGGAATACATACGCACATTGGGTAGCAGCCAATCGCAAGAAGAAGCGTCGATGATCTCCACGCAACTAACTAAGGGAGATTATGACGAGAGACTACAACAGCTTGCTGGCGAAGTTGCCATCCAGGCGATCAAGGATCTTCGCATGCTACGAAGAAGGGGGATTGTGTGCGGTATGAAGCTTGCGCCAGATTGGAGGGACAAGATGATCAATGATGCCTGGGAATACAGGAACACGGCAGAAGTGAAGCGACTGCTGAAGGATTTTAGGAATGGAACGATTGGGTGGTGGTGCAGGGCTGCTGGGATTAGGATCGGAAACAAGACGCTACTTCGCAGGATGATGGAGGAGAACTATGCAATTTGTTGATTTCATTTCTGACGTATTCAGGGTTGTCGCTTGGATTGTATTGATCTTCTCAATACTCATTTCGATCCTGGCATTGAGCGCGTACATAGTCTTACAAATAGTTGACATCATAAAGGAGGTTATAAATGGAGGAAAATAAGTTCATTCAAAAGACGCTTACCGCATCCGTGGATCGGTACGTCCTAACGCCGAGCCAATGCGATATGATCCGAAACGATGCCGAGGTTATCGGCATGAAGCGCGCGACTGTTCTTAAGAAGAATGGAGGCAACAAGATTTCATTTTCGCGTACTTGCTCCTCCTGCTGGGTTCCTATGTCGCAGCATTATAAATGGCTGTACGCGATTATGGGAGAACTTACTGCATCGATTAACAGCGAGTACTGGAGGTTTGATATAACTGGAGCGCAACAGTTCCAGATCCTGAGGTACAATCCGCTCCAGCAGTTTTGGTGGCACTTCGACACGTTTACTGGAAGTGACCGCAAGCTTACAGCGGTGGTCAACTTGTCCGCTCCACATGAGTACCTGGGCGGAGGCTTGCAGGTAAAGGCGGACATAGACAACGCAAGGTTTATCCTTGAGCAGGGAGCAGGGTGTTGGTTTCCGTCCTACATCGAACATAGAGCGCGTGCGCCGATATGGGGAACACGCTGGGTGTTGGTTGCTTGGTATACTGGTCCCAACTGGAGATGAGAGGTTCGAGCGGTATGCATGAGAGCGATGCGGACATCGCCAACGAGAAGCGTATTGTAGAGGCGTTTGCCCAGCATTGTGGGAGCAAGGTTAAGTATATGCCAAAAGCATATCCATTCGATGCCATGTTACTAAAGGGATATAAGTACGCATTTGTTGATGCTAGGAAAACTAGCTATGAGATTGGTAGATTCCCAACGCGATGCCTATCGCTCCAAAAGTATATATCCCTAAAGTTATACGCTGCATTCGCACCTACGTTCTATGTGATCGAGTGGGCAGATGCCATTGGCTATTACGAGATCAAGGAGGACAGCAAGCTACCCATATTCTACATGTCAAGGAACAGCGGTGACCCCAGGGATAATGAGCCATGCGTTGAGATTCCGATTGCTGACTTCAAAAGATTTTGATACAAACAATCTATGACACACACATCTAACTTGCTCCGCTAATGGCAACGCTCAACGAGAACATCCCATCCTTCAAGGGAATGGTGAGAAAGTCATTCTTCACCAAGGACGAAACGGATAGGGAGGAATTCTACAATGTGTATGTGTTCGCCTTGCAATCTTGCGCTGGCGCGATCCTAACCTTTCATGTGATGACCGACTCTGGCATGCTGCGCAGTCGAGTGCCGTTGTCGGAGATATATACGCACCAGCCAGAGGCAGACATCCCATTTAACTACAAACAGCTTTGGGATTGTTTCTCCGAGAATGTGGCCGTAACCGAGTACAGCTTTCTGGCCTACCATCGCGCACAGATCCTACTTAGGGATGCAACCAAGGTGTGGGGTACATACCTATTCACAGTTGATTGGTTCAATAATCCTTACAGCGACGAGCCGTCCGATTACAAATGCGGTCACGTCTTCGCTGGTGATGATGGGTACTTGCTGTGCATGCCAAATAACCGAATCTTCTGGCGCGACTCCAATTGGGTTACCAAGAAGTTACCAGACAACTTAAAACAGTTTCGAGTTGATACCGAGCTACCCAGCGTAGAGAATCAGAGTGACAAGTGGGTGACGGAGGATACAGATTCTTTTTACTACGATCTTCACAAGTCGGAACAACCATAAACAGAAAGGGAACTAAACAATGCCACTAGGTAAAAACGTATCGAAGAATATGAGTGAACTAGCAGCGGACAACCGCAAGAAGGGCAGCGAGCGTGGAGCAGGCGGTAAGCCTCGCTCACGCGAGCAGATGATTGCCATCGCGCTGTCAGCAGCAGGCAAGAGCAATCCTCGCAAGTTCAAAGCTAAGTCTGGAATGTGATGGAAGTCGAGGCAAAGAACCGCCTCAAGTGGGCGCGCGATATGCTTGCAATTGCACGCGGTAAGCTTGTAGTTGAAAGGAATCGCGCGTCCCACGGCCACGCTATCGATATGATCCAAATCATAACGAT